AAGGCGACGAGTGCAGAGTAAGTCTAGACAGCGCCAAGACTTGGGCAGCAGCTAGATAAATAGAAGTAGATTGCTCTGTAGTGAAATGGTATCACAAGAGATTTTGAATCTCTTGTCCTTGGTTCGATTCCAAGCAGGGCTGCCGCGGGTATAGCTTAATGGTAAAGCAGAGGTCTTCCAAACCTATTACTGGGGTCCGATTCCCCATACACGCTCCAACGTGAATCGGCCACGTAAGCCGAGCAAAGTGCTAATCACAAGATTAGGGAAGTAAATGGCAACGCAAAAAACAGGTCTATTAGCCGCTGAAATACAGCGCGCCCTCACCGCTGACCCCAAGCTGGTCAAGAAGCTGGTCAAGGTAGCTCTTGACAAAGCTCTCGACGGTGACTTCAAGTTCATGAAAGAGATACTTGACCGGGATTCCGGGAAGGTTAAGGAAGTTGTCGAAACGACCTCCATCTCCACGTTGACTGACGCTGAGCTAAACGAAAAGTTCATGCAAGTTAAAAAACTTCTAGGTCAGGACAAGAAATGAGCTATGAGTCAATTCAATTAGAGTTAACTCTTAGAGCTCAAGAGGTCAGTCGAGCTGTCTCGGTCGTCCCCAATCTCACGAACGTATCCATTGAGGATAAGCAAGACTTGCTAGAGCTAGTAGAAGAGCTCCTACGTCGCAACAAGCTGCGCAAGTTCTACAGCTACTTTCCAACCTACGGTGATAATCCACGTTCTGGATATGCAAAGCACCTCGATTTCTTTGCTACTGGACTTACTCACAACCAGAGAGCTTTTATCGCTGCTAACCGTGTCGGAAAGACTCAAGCAGGGGCTTTTGAAGTAACATGTCACGCTACAGGCATCTATCCAGATTGGTGGCCTGGTATCAAGTTTGACAACCCGGTTGACATCTGGATTGCAGGTGAGAACTCAAAGACTGTATTTGACATTCTCCAGATGGAGTTACTCGGTAAGCCAAGCGAGTTCGGTACTGGAATGCTTCCAGGTGAGACCATCCTGTCAACGAAGAAGGGCGCTGGTCTGAGCTACATGGACAACGTGTTCGTGAAGCACATTTCAGGTGGAACTTCTACTATCCAGATGAAGTCATACAGCCAGGGACGTGAAACCTTCCAGGGTACTGCCCGACACTTCATCTGGCTTGACGAAGAGTGCCCAGATGACATCTATGAGGAGTGCTTGCTGCGTACCATGACGACGAACGGTCAGGTCATGATGACGTTCACTCCCCTCATGGGCATGACTAACCTGATTCAAAGCTTCAAGGAGGGCAAGGACCCAAGCAAGTGCATCGTGTCAGCTACGTGGGATGATGCACCTCACTTGTCTGAGGACCAGAAGAAGACGATGTTCGCGTCGCTTCCTCCTCACCAGCGTGATGCTCGTTCAAGAGGTATTCCACAGCTGGGTTCAGGAGCGGTCTACCCTGTACCAGAGACGAGTCTAATCGTACCAGCTTTCCCGATACCCCAGCACTGGAAGCGTGCATATGCGCTCGACGTGGGTTGGAATGCGACAGCCGCTCTGTGGGTAGCAATTGACCCAGAGTCAGGCGTCAAGTACATTCACTCAGAGCACAAGATGGGCGGAGAGCTACCCATCATTCATGCTGATGCTATCAAGGCGAGAGGAGACTGGATTCCCGGCGTCATCGACCCAGCATCAAGAGGTCGTGGACAGGATGACGGTAAGCGTCTGTTTGACCAGTATGTTGAGCGAGGTCTACACCTTGAACCAGCCAAGAACGCTGTTGAATCAGGTATCTACTCTGTCTGGGAACAGCTCTCTACAGGTAAGCTCAAGTTCTTTGATAATCTACCGATGCTGATGCATGAGTTCAGGCTCTATCGTCGTGATGAGAAGGGACACATCATCAAGAAGGACGACCATCTCCTCGATTGTCTCAGATATCTGTCAAATTCGGGCTATGACGTCGCGATGTGCAAGCCAGTTTATTCAGGTAAGGTCGAGGGTGGAAATGTTCCACAAGCTAGGTGGCGCTGAGCCCACTATAAATAAGTACTCTAGAGGAACTCTACATGGCTAAGAAGACACCCGCAGCACCCGTCAAGGACACCCGCATTGATGAAGCTCTCAAGCGCTTCGAGCTCTGTAACGGTGCTGAGAAGCAGTTTCGCATCGATGCACAGGATGACCTACGCTTCATCTCCGGTGACCAGTGGGACAATCAAGCTAAGGTAGAACGTGAGAACTCAGGTCAACCCTGTGAAACGTTCAATCGTCTACCCTCGTTCCTACGTCAAATCACAAATGAGGGACGTCAAAATCGCCCGTCAATCGAGGTTAACCCAGTAGGTGACGGTGCTGACATAGACACCGCACAGGTCATCGGTGGCTTGATTCGTCACATCGAATATGACAGCAACGCAGATACCGCCTATGACAATGCTGCTTGGTACGCGGCTGCCATCGGTGAAGGCTTCATTCGAGTTACATCTGAGTATGAAGCTGATGACAGCTTTGACCAGAAGCTCATCATCAAGACCATCCCGAACCCAGCTTCAGTCTTCATTGACCCCAACAGCTCAGAACCTGACGGGTCAGACGCTGACTTCGCGTTCATCGTAGATGCTCTGTCGAAGGATGAGTTCGAGCGCAAGTACCCAGACAGTGAGTACGTCACGACAGGTTGGGAGCTAACTAGCTCATCGATTGACGGCTGGTTGACTGACTCGACGGTACGCATTGCTGAGTACTACTACAAGGACTGGAAGAAGGAAGTTCTCTACCAGGTCAAGAACAAGTTGACTGAGACGGTCTTCATCAGTAAGATTAAACCAGATGACGAAGACACGTTTGATGTCATGCGCGAACGTGACGTTTGGGTTCCGTACGTCAAGCACCTGCTCATCAACGGCATCGAGATTCTAGAAGAAACCGAGTGGCCAGGACAGCACATCCCCATCATCCCAGTCAAGGGAGATGAGTTCTGGGTTGAGGGCAAGAAGTTTAAGTCTGGCCTGATTCGCGGTGCTAAGGGAGCTCAGAAGTCACTGAACTTCTTCAGCAACCAGCAGATGCAGGTTGTGAGCTTGTCAGCGCTAGCTCCCTGGATTGGAGCTGAGGGTCAGTTCGCTGGACATGAGCACGAGTGGCGTGATGCTAACATCGTTCCGTACGGCTTCTTAACATACAACAGCAAGGACAGCAATGGACAACCAGCTGGACCTCCTCAGCGCAACTCGTTCGAAGCTCCGATTCAAGCTATCAGTGCTACTCTCGCTCAAGCTTCAGACCACATGAAGGCAATCACGGGTATCTATGACCCAGCTCTAGGTGCTCAGGGCAATGAAGTATCTGGCAAAGCTATCCTAGCAAGACAAGCTCAGACGAGTACCAGTAACTTCCACTACTTTGACAACTTGAAGCGCAGCTTGAAGCACCTCGGTAGAATTTTAGTTGACGTCATTCCGTCGTACTACGATACCCCGCGCATGATTCGCATCGTCAAGCCGAACAATGACCAAGAGATTGTTGCCATCAACCAGTATGACGAAAAGGGCAAGAAGCATGACCTGACAACGGGTAAGTATGACGTCATCATCAAGACCGGCCCATCATACAGCTCACGTAGACAGGAAGCTGTCGTGTCGATGATGGAGCTCGGCGCGATGAAGCCTGATGCGCTCCCACTGTTTGCTGACCTACTTACTGCTGAAATGGATTGGCCGGGAGCTCAGCTGATTGCAAAGCGTCTGCGCACTCAAGTTCCGCTTCAAGTACTTCAAGCTTCAGGAGAACTTGATGATAAGGATGCTGCACAACGTTTGCCTATGTTAGAACAACAAGTTCAACAGATGCAACAACAAATTCAAATGGATAATCAGCATTTACAAGCGCTTAATGCTCATGCCGAGAACATTGAGAAAGAGCTACGTCTAGAACAAGAACAGAATAATATTCTCAAGCAAAAGAACTCTGTAGACCTTGAAAAAGCGAAAAATGACAAAGATGTCAAGGACCGCCAGATGAGACTTGAGGAACAAAAGATTGAACTCGAGTACCTCATTAAGGAAAAAGAACTTGAACTGGCTGAACGTCAGATGAAGGTTGAGGAAGCAAAAATGGCAATTACTGGAGTAAAAGCTGCTTCAGAAATTGAACATGGTATACTTGATAGAGCTACAGCTCACATTGAAATCATGAAACCAAATATCAATTCTGGAATGGGTGATGACTTGAACTCAACTGAATTAGAGTGAACATAAAGCTAGAGCTAATGTAAACTACGCTTCACTATAAATAGAAGTACAAGACGTTCATCGGGTATCTTACGTTAAACCCGAGCAAAGTGCTAATTTCGATTAGGAGCAGTAATGGCAACCGAAGAAAGTGTGGTAGTAGAACTAGAGGCCGTGGTACCGAGTGATGAGTCTACTCAAGCGGATACCGAAACAAACGTAACGTCGGATTCGGCAACTGATGACGCAGCAAACGCTGAGACCCAAGGTGAGGAAACTCCCGAGGTCAAAGCTGAGAAGAAGAGTGGCTTTGACAAGCGCATTGAGAAGTTGAACAAGCGTGTGTCTGACCGCGAACAAGAGATTGAATACTGGAAACGTGAAGCCCTCAAGCAGGGAACAGCCGCTCCGGTCAATGTTCAAGCTCAAGCTCCAGTCGGTAAACCAACGTTCAGCCAGTACAATGACGTTGAAGCTTACACTGAAGCGCTGACAGATTGGAAGTTGGATCAAAAGCTTGCTGTACGTGAACAACAAAGTCACGGACAGTCAGTCATCCAACAGTACAACTCTCGAGTAGAAAAGGTGCTTGAAAAGCACCCGGACTTCAGGGAGGTTCTGGCAGAGGCGAATGACGTACAGACCGCACCTGAGATAACTCAGGTAATTTTAGAGTCAGACGTCGGCCCTGAGATGGCGTACTTCTTGGCGAACAACGTTGCTGAGGTGGAGAGAATTAATGCGCTCCCACCGTACAAGAGATTGATTGCATTGGGAAAGCTGGAAGCAAAGTTTGGAGCTGAACCCGTTGAAAAGAGCAAGCCGGTGTCGAAAGCACCCACTCCTCCCACGACGGTCAAGGGTTCCCACGCGGTGGTCGATGACTTCAGTAAGATGAATGACCCGAACATCTCGCAGAAGGAATACAACCGACTTCGCGAAGCCCAGTTAAGAGCAAGAGCTAAGAAATAGCTCTAGTAACAAACACTTTTTAGAGGACCATCATGGCTACTAATAACATTCTTACCATCAGCATGATTACACGCGAATCACTGCGTGTACTCAGCAACTCCCTGACGTTCACTCGTCACGTCAATCGTCAATATGATGACCAGTTTGAGCGCAAGGGCGCGAAAATCGGTGCTACCATCAACATCCGCAAGCCTGCTCGCTACGTTGGTCGTACTGGTCCGGTCGTGAGCATCGAAGCTCAAAACGAAACCTACGTCCCGCTGACGCTCAACAAGCAGTTTGGTGTTGACGTTGACTTCACCTCGACTGAGCTCGCTCTGTCGATGGATGACTTCTCTGACCGCGTCATCAAGCCTGCAATGACCCGCATCGCCAACCAGATCGACTTCGACGGTATGGCTCTGCTCAGTCAAGTTTACAACCAAGTCGGCGCTCCTGGCTCGGCAGTTACCGCTCTGTCTACTTACCTGGCAGCTGGCGTGAAGCTTGACCGCAACCTGGCACCGCGTGACGGCCTCCGCAAGCTCGTGGCTGACCCGTCGACCGAAGCAACGGCAACGTCGCTTGGCCTGACCCTGTTCAACCCGACCTCGGAAATCTCCGAGCAGTACAAGCGCGGTGAACTGCGTGAAGCTCTTGGCTTCGGCTGGAACATGGACCAGAACGCTCCGGTCCACACCAACGGAACTTGGGCTGGTGCTCTTACCGTTAACGCTGACGTCACTGCAGGTAACACGATGCAGATCAATGACGCTGGTACAGGCCTGGCGCTGAACGTCGGTGACGTGTTCACCGTCGGAACGGGAGCTACCGGTGTCTACACCGTGAACGCTCAAACCAAGGCACTGACTCAAGACCTGCAACAGTTTGTCGTTAGCTCGGTCGTGTCAGGTACAGGTGCTGACCAAGTCATCACCTTCAGCCCAGCTGTCGTGTTGACCGGCTCGCTCCAGAACGTTGACAAGAAGATGGGTGCAGGCGTGACGGTTACGATGTCCGGAGCTACGGGTGTTACGACTCAGCTGTCGGTTGCCTTCCACCGCGACGCGTTCGTGCTCGGTACTGCTGAGCTGCAATTGCCTGGTGGCGTCGACATGGCCTCAATCGCATCTGACCCGGAAACTGGTCTGTCAATCCGCTTCATCCGCGCGTTCGATGTCCGCACCGACCAGTGGATTAGCCGCTTTGACGTTCTCTACGGCTGGGCAACGCTGTACGAGCAACTCGCTTGCCGTATCGCAACAAGCTAATTGAAGTAGGGCGCTCGGAGTTGTTCTGAGCGCTCTCTTCACTTCACCTACCCAACTCGAAAGGACACATCATGTCAGCACCCAATGTAGAAGGCAGCAAGAACGTCGACACCGTCACTGGCGGAGTCTTCGGAGCAACCGTCGGAGCTTCGGCTTCGGAACCAGCTGGATTCCACGGCACTTCAGTCGTGCAAGCAGCTCTCATCGCCAACATCGGCGACTCAGCTACTGGAACGGAGATTGCTACAGCAGTCAATGGAATTCTCGCAGCTCTCATCGCCAAGGGCATCATCGCAGCTTCCTAAGCAATAGCTTAGCGTTGTGATGAATACTTCTGGTCAGTCAGTCTTTGTGATTGACTGACCACATTCACATAGCAAGGACTTAAGATGAACACAGCTCCCAACATTGAAACCTCAAAGAACGTCGGAGCGATGACCGGGGGTGAATTTGGTTCCGGGCTCATTGGCGGACCCCTGAACGGAGTGAACGTTCAGTGCAATGAGGACGGCATCGTCCTTGACACCGGTACTCTAGTTGCACCCAACCCAAGCGTTACACCAGGACTTGACGGCACTCGCTGCAAGATGGTGATGAGCAAGGACGGTATTGACTTCTATACCGGTGACCTTCAATATTCCTCACCTACTGATGAGGGTTTCAGATTGAACGGTCAACCTGTTGGAGGTGGAGGTGGTGGAATTCCCACTGCTAGCTTCTCGATTCCAGGTCCCATCGTAGGTTGGAATTATAACTCTGAGGTGATGGAAACCATCGCTGGGGGCGTTCAGACGGTCTTTGGCACAGCAGGAACGGGAGCTGGACACTATTCAATTCTAGCAAACAACTTGTACAGTGACGGCACGTTCATTCGCTACAAGAATGACGGTCCTGGTTCAATCATCATCATGTTCGGTGGTGAAACAATGATTGAAACTGCACCTGTCGGTGTAAAGGATGCTGTTGCAACTCTCGCCCCACAGTGTATATTCTATCCTACGTACTCGTACAATGCTGGTCCTCTGCACGTCGGTGACTTTATCAACTGTGACGGATATCTTCAAGCAGCTCGTGGTTCACTTCCAGCAGGGGGTGATGTAAGTCAATACATCTCTGTAGCTGGCATCGGAATCTTTGCTGGTTCAGGTGCACCTACGGTAGCAGCAGCTCAAGGTTCAATCTATCTCAGGTCAGACGGTACTTCAAGTGACCGTCTGTACGTAAACTCAGATGGAGCTACTACTTGGGACCCTCTCTCATCTGGTGACCCGACAATTGTTCCTCCTACTAGCTTTTCTCCAGCATTTTATACGTTGGGTGGAGCACCGTTCGCGGGTACTTATGACTGGACAACGCTTCAAGCACAGTACACTTGCGTTGGTAAGCTGACGTACTTTACTGTGATGGTTGCCATCACGACAATCTTCCCGTTACCAGGCGTCAAGATGAACCTACCTCTTCCAAGAGCTGGTGCTGCTGGTTCACTCGACGTGCTCCTGAGCGGTTCTACTGTCGCTGTTGACGCCTTTGGAGTTTCAAAGTGTGGTTCACTTACACCAGATGGCTCAACAACTACCTACGCATCAATAAATATTCCTGATGCAGCTTCAGTTCAAGGCTTGCTTACAATCAATGGCACGTATTACGCAGCATAAATTAAGAGGGAATTTAACATGGCACTCACAGCTCCCAATGTAGAAACTTCAAACAACGTAGACGTTGCAACAGGCGGCGAGTTCGGCTTCAAGGCCAACGGCGGCCCAGTCAATAAGGTCAATGTAACGGTCAATGAGACCGGTGTCAATGTTGACACCGGCTTGCTCCCTGACTCAGCCTTCACGCTGAACGGTCACGCTATCGGAGGCGGAGCTCCCACGGGTAGCTTTGCCATGGGTGGAGCTCTTAGCCCGTTCGCTGGTGGTACTATTGCTAACGTCATGGAGACGTATGCTAGTAACGGTGCTGCTCAAGGATTTGTCGGCTCAGCCATCGGTGTGAACATGATGCAAGCTGCTAACGTCTACGCAGCTGCAGACGGAATGCACTATAAGTTCAATGGACCTGCATCAGCTATCGCACAAATTGGTGGCAATGCAATTCAATTCTTGTTTGCAACAGCTGGTGTAGCTGGAGCTGCGCTGACTCCAACAGCATCCTGTGTGATGTACAACAACGGTGACTTTGCATCCGGTGGTACAATCACCGGAGGTGATGCACAGATTAACAATGACCTCTGGGTCAAGGACATGATTACCATTGGAGTTGGTACAAAGAGCAACTGGCCAGCAGATATCGGGTTCTTGGAGTTCTCTGATTCAGCGCAGGGATTCGTGGGAAGCAATGCTTATACCGGGCTCTGCTTCGGTTCGAATGCGTACTTTGACGCAGTTACTACCACGTGGAAGTACAAGGCAGCTGGACCTTCATTTGCATACTACCAAGACAGCACTGACGGTCATACCTTTGTGTCTGCTCCCATCGGAGTAGCTGATGCTGACATTACTTTCACTACCGATGCCTCAATTAACCCGACTGGTATCTTCAATGTCAAGACCTTCACGTCTGGGAACATGGGTATCCCGAACGCAGTTTCTACGAAGTGGTCTGGACTTGACATTCTTGAGTTCAATCATGCAGGTGATGAACAAGGCTTCATCACCTCTGGTGGTGGAATGGGTGTAACTTACGGTTCCAATGCTTACTGGGACGGCAGCGACTGGCGCTACTCAGGAAACGGCTATGCAGTTGGTTACTCTCAACTAGGTGGCGCACAAATCTGGGTGAATGCACCCATAGGTGTAGCAGACGCGGTCATCAGCTGGGTTTATGACATGTACATTGACACGAACGGTGCACTTGATCTGAGCTCAACAGCTACATTATTGTCTAGTACTGCTGTTCCTGCAGGAGGCACAACTGGTGCAGGGTTGATGTTCTCGTCAGTTGCAAATCTTGGTGTATTCTTCGGCTCAGGAGCACCTACGCTAACAGCTGCTCAAGGCTCGCTCTACATGAACACAGCCGGCTCTGGAGTTACTGATAGGATGTACATCAACACGGACGGTGGTACCACCTGGACGAACGTTGTAACCGCGGCTTAATTGAGGAGCTAGCATGCTCACAGCACGTCAACTTATAACTGCTGCACTCCGGCTCATCGGAGTAGTGCAGCAGGGTGAGAACCCTACCGCCGATGACATGGCTGTCGTTGAACAAGCTCTCAACATCATGACTGACAGCTGGTCCAATGACAGGCTTGCCATCTTCTCGGTGAACCCGTACAACTTCTCACTCATTGCTGGGCAACAGAACTACACGCTCGGACCTGGAGGTGACTGGAACATCACGCGTCCGATGAACATTGAGCAGGCCTACGTGCACTATGCTACCAACGTGGGAGCTCAAATCATTGACCTTCCAATGATGGAGCTCAATGACGCACAGTGGGCTAACATCGCGGTCAAGTCAACCACCTCTACGTTCCCGATGCGCTTCTACGACAACGGTAACTACCCGCTTAGAACCATCAGCTTTTGGCCTGTTCCAAATCAAGTGCAACAGGTAACGCTGTGGCTCTGGCAGCCTCTCATTGACTTTGCAAGCCTTGATGACCCGTGCTCATTCCCACCAGGTTATGAACGTGCATTCAAGTACAACCTTGCTGTTGAGTGTGCACCTGAGTTTGGCAAGCAGATTCCACCTGAGATTGCACAGGTCGCGATTGAGTCACTGCGTGAGATTAAGAACCGCAACAATCCAGTTCAAGTGATGATGTCGCCTGCGGGAATTCGGAGTAAAAAGTCAATTTATAACTGGCTGACTGACAACTACAACGGTTAATTGACATGGCTGAGACAAACAAGGTAAAGTTTCAGAATTTCATCGGCCCGAGCAATACGCTTCGTGTCGGAAGGTTTGATTGCCAGCGCACGGTTAATCTGTTTCCAGAGCTTGACCCGCTTGCAACTGGCAAGGAAAAGGAAGCTGCTGTTCTCATGGGAACACCTGGCTTGCGTCTAGTGCAGTCTATTGGGCTTGGCCCAGTCAGAGCAATGTGGACTCCCTCGAATGACAGCAACTTGTGCTTCGTCGTGTCAGGCAATGAGGTCTATCGTTTATCTGGCCCTCTGTTTACCCCCATCACGTGCACCGGTAACTTGTCAACTTCAACTGGTCCAGTATCGATAACTGACAATGGAATTGACGTCATGCTTGTTGATGGGCAGAACGGCTATTATATCCCGTTGGCCGGCGTACCAGTAATCAATAATATCATTGACCCGAACTTCTATCCGGCTGATGTCATCACGTTTCAAGATGGGTACTTCATCTTGAACCAGAAGGGTACGCAGTACTACTTCATCAGTGACCTTTACTCACATGACTTCTTGCCGTTGAACCTTGCAGCAAAAGCAGGTAATCCAGACAACATCGTCTCGCTCATCAGCAACAATAGAGAGCTCTACCTATTCGGTACAAAGACGACTGAGGTCTGGTACAACTTAGGGCAGTCAGGTTCAACTCCGTTCGTACGTCAGGACGGTAAGTTCAATCAGTTCGGTTGTCTTGCACCCCACACGCTGCACAAGGTGAACAACACCGTGTTCTGGTTGGGTACGAACGCTGACGGCGGCGCTGTCGTGTTCATGCTTCAGAACGAGCAACCGGTGCGGGTGTCAAATCACGCTATTGAGTTCGCGCTACAGCAGATTACTAACCTGACTGCAGCAACAGCATATGCTTATCAAGATGAGGGTCACTACTTCTATGTGCTGAACTGTCCCGGCAGTCAAACCACGTGGGTATTTGACATGTCTTCACAGATGTGGCATGAACGTCAGTCAACTATCAACGGTATTACCGACAGGAACCTTGCTGAGTGCCATACGTTCATGAACAACCAGCACCTTGTAGGTGACTATATAAGCGGTAACATCTACTCGATGGACATGAACTACTATACTGACAACGGTGAACCCATCATTCGCATCAGACAGACACCGCACGTCACGTCATCATTGAACAGAGTGTTCTACGAGATGCTCGAGCTAGACATGGAGTTCGGTGTGGGACTTGACTCTGTTGGTTCTGGTACAACTACTTCTGGTTCAGTTCAGAGCGTTACCATCTATGGAGACCCGGGTCACTCACTTGCTCCGCTTGGTCTTATCTGTAATACTCCACCTGTAGTAACGTTCACGGGCGGAGGTGGTTCTGGAGCTACAGGACATGCTCTGTTGACCGGAGCCTCAGCACCGTATAATCTAGCAGGTATTGTCGTTGATACAGGTGGCTCTGGTTATACTTCACCTCCCTTCGTCAATGTGACGTGGGGTGCAGGTGACCCACAAGCACCGTATATAGGCATCGAGACAGAATTGACGATGTCAACTAGTTCACCAACGTCTCTCCCTGACAATCAGATTAACCCGAAGGTCTTTCTTGAGATAAGTAACGACGGCGGCAAGACCTGGGGACCCCCGATTGAAGCTCGCATGGGCAAGGTTGGAGAGTACTTCACGAGAGCTCGCTGGCAGCGTCTAGGAACTTCTCGTGACAGAGTGTTCCGTGTTTCAACTAGTGACCCGGTCAAGGTTGGTATCTTGTCAAGTGTGCTGTGTATTGAGGTTGGTTATCAGTAAACTTCACATAAATAGAAGTATGAGTACTATCACATATCAAGTTGAACACTGGGCGGATATTGAGGAAGAGCTGAAGCCGTTTGCTGAGGTTCACTGGAGGGAGCTAGGTAGAAATTACCAGGAGATTCCTCTTGACCTTGACTGGGAAAAGTACAAGCAACTTGACGCGATGGGTATCTTGCACGTAACGACAGTTCGGTTGGACGGTGAACTTATCGGTTATGCAGTAATGATAGTACAGGGTCACCTTCACTACAAGAGCACCCTCCATGCATTTGAGGACCTCTACTTTGTGAAGAAAGAACACCGCAAGGGACGCATCGGTATCAAGTTGTTCTCAGAACTTGAGAGACACTTGAAGGAAAAGGGCGTCAAGAAGATTATCATGGGGACAAAAGTTTATAGCGACAATAGTAAGTTGCTTGAACACTTTGACTATAAGTGTACTGAAAAAGTTTACACGAAGCTTATCTAGGAGTAAAGAACATGGGATGGTCAGCAGCAGCAAACATTGGAATGAGCCTATATGAGGGTAGTCAATCATCAAATGCTGCACAAGATGCAGCTGATGCTAAAGCTACAGCTGCACGTAATGCAGCTGCTGGTGTAAATGCAGCAACTACTTCCGGAACTGCTGCTATCAATGCAGCACAGCAAGCAAACATCGGCTACAATCAACCCTGGTTGACTGCTGGGCAGGGTGCTGTTGGACAGATGTCCGCTGGAATGCAACCAGGTGGACAGTTCACTCAAACATTTACACCAAGCTCGCTCTATACAGACCCAAGCTATCAGTGGAGACTTCAACAGGGACAACAATCACTACAAGCAAGCGCGGCCGCTCGTGGAGGACTTTTAACTGGTCAAGGTGCTAAGGATATCACAAACTACGGGCAAGATGCTGCATCTCAAGAGTATCAAGCTGCGTACAACCGCTTCATGAATAACCAGAACACTGCTTATTCACGTCTCGGAAATCTTGCTGGTATGGGACAACAAACTGCTGGCCAGCTAGGTACAACAGGTTTGAATGCTGCTAGTAATGTAGCAAATCTTGGCATGACAGGAGCACAGTCTGCTGGTAACTACATGTTGGGTATGGGTGCAGCACAAGCACAGGGAATGATTGGTTCAACGAACGCGATGAACTCTGGCTTGACCGGTAGTATGAACTCTCTAACGCCACAGAACATTAATACAGCCGCGAACTGGGTAGGTAATCAATTTGGGGGTTCTGGTTCTACCGGAACTTTGGGAGGTCTCGGCGGTACGATGCAAGCTCCTGGTACTTCAGCAGGTGGTGCAGATGCTGGTATTCTCTCAACTCTAATGTCTTTCTAAGGAATAATCATGGCTGATGCCGGTGACGAAATGTTCATGTCCCTGGGTAATAACATACTCCAGGGAAGATTGACAGCGCAACAAGCAAACGTAGCAGCTGCAAATGCTGCCTACATTGCTGGACCACAGACTGAGCAGACATCTGCTACTACTGCAAATCTACGTGCCCAGAATCCCGGCTATGTAGCAGAATCACAGATGAAGCAAAATCAAGCTCTTGGCCAACAAGCAGCAATGGATGCTGCTCCTGATTACTTGAAGAAGAATGCTGACGGAACTCCTGCTCTTGATGCTGCTGGAAATCCGCAGTATGACATGCCTGGACTCATCACGAAGGTAGCTCAAACTTCACCGTATGCAGCTCTTGCTATCGGGAAAAGCCATCTTGACAATCAAGTGACTCAGGTAAAGAACGCAACTGAGGCTTATGGGTTTGGACAGACAGCTCTAGGTCTAGCTGCACAGGTAGTGAAAGCTCAGAGCCTTCCACCCGAACAAGAGGAAGCTGCTTGGAACTCAACTCAAGCTAAGCTCAAGCAAGCTTACCCACAGATGCCAATTCCACAGCTCCCGTATGCAGGTGGGAAGGGACTTGATGCTGCGGTTCAAGGTGAGATTACTCAACCTAAGTGGACAGAGCTCAATCAAGCTCAACAGCAGATTAACAATAATTCTGAGACGATTCGTCAAGCAGGTATCACTGGTAACTCTTCACCACAGCTTTCTGACCTCAATAGCACTCAGACAAAAGCAATTCAAGAACAAGCAATTACTGACCATCCGGAAGCTTCAGGACAGATTCGTGCAATGACGGGGGCAAACATCTTGAACGGCCCATATGGTGATGAAATCAAGCGTAAGAACATGTTGCGCATTGCTGACCCTGAAATCGTTGACCATTCTCGTCAAAATCTTATTGCAAATAAGGTTGCTGATACGCTGTTCAATCAAGGTACTCAAATTGTCAACAGTCTTCCAACTGGTTATCAGCTCAAGCCAGCAGGTGAAATGGACAACAAGTTGCGCTCGCTTATCGGTAATGATGCGTATCAACAACTTGATGCGATTCGCCCTCAGCTTGCACAATATGGTGTTGACCTGTCAAAGGGTGGTAATGTAGACACGTTCAGGGCTCAACTTGCTCAAGCTAAGCAAAGAAATGATGAAGCTTTGAAGTCAAATACGAACATTTCTACTACTGGTGTTCTTGTACCAGGTGGAACTGTTCCTGCTACTTCAAAGGGAGTGCTGTCAAACATTTCTGACTTGCTTGTTCTAAAGGCTAAGTCAAGAGACCCAATTGAACAGACAATGATTCAAAACAAGATAAATGCGCTCGGTGCTCTGATACAACCTAAGGAACAAGCTCCTGCGCAAGCTGGACAAGTACAGCAACCAGCTCAACAAGCACAGCAACCAACTCAACAAGCACAGCAACCAGCTCAACAAGCACCTGTACAGAACAAGACCTCAGTTATCATCCTTGACCGAGACGGTTCTACTCACCAAGTACCTGTTGAAAATGCACAGCGAGCTCTGGCTGCTCATCCAGGTTCTAAGGTTATCGGGAGTCAATAATGGCTGACTATTCTGATGTAGGTGGTACTCAAATAAGCGCTCCTACTGCTCAAGGAAGTGACTACAGCGATGTAGGGGGTACACAGCTCACTCCAGCGATGCTGTCTACTAACAGGACGGGTGGTAGTGCGTTTCCAGCTCCTCCACCAAGCGAAGATGAGAGCAAGACTCAAGCTGTTCTACAGGGTCTTGGTATGGGAGCTACGCTTGGTTTCCTACCTCAGCTCGGTGCAGCAAGAATGAGCGCACAGAATGCTCTAGCTCAGGGTTTTTCTGGTGAAGGGTTTAAGCCCATCCCTGGAATGGACTACAATTCGCTCGTTAAAGCTCAAGAAGAGCAAGCAAGAGCGAGTATGCAAGCTCACCCACTTGAGTTCTTCGGTGGCAACATCGTGGGAGCAGGACCGCTAACGTCGACTACTGCTGGGGGAGGCGCTCTTGCACAGATTGGTAAGATGTCAACTCTTGGAGCTATTCAAGGTGCTTCACAAGCATATGATGAACAGGGAAATCCGATTCCATGGCAACAGCGCATGTCAAGTGCTGGAGTAGGGGGTGTTCTAGGTGGTGTTGAAGGTGGATTAGGTTTTATCCCAGCTATGGCTAAGAAAGCTACTATCGACAATACAATCTCTCAGCTGTCAAAGCTTGCTACTAGCACAGACCCGGCTGACCTTCAAGCTATCAGGAACATCATCACTCCAAAGTTCATTCAAGATGCAAATGCTGGCAACGGAATGAAGATGCCTGATGTGCTAGCACATCAGGTGCATGCTGATGTACAGACAAAGCTCAACGGTGGTATCTTACCTGATGAGATAGCTTACAAGAATTTTCTACAGAAACAGATGATTCTGCCAGCTGGTGAACGTGCAAGTGACCTTTCATATTCAACCTTCACGAAGAGCTACAATCCCTATGCAGCTACGGGTGGTAAGATTCCCATCAATGTTCCAGCAGCTGCTGATGCAAGCACGCGTGAACTTGCATTTGACATGATTGACACGTTGAAAGCTGCTCGTGATTATCCTATTTATGGTTCAATCGCTCCTGGCTATACAGGTTCAGTTCCTGACCAAGTGCCCCAGATAGCGAACGCTCTCGGTGCTAGGTCTGGTGCTCCCATTGACGTACACGGTGTCATCAATGGTATCGCACAGTATGCTTCTGGAAACAAGACAGGAGCACTTAAGAGCGCTTTCAATGCTGTCAAGGGAGCTAGTGTAGGTGGATTAAATGCAATCGCAAACCCATACGTCAACCAGATAGCTGCTCAAGTTGGTGGTAACGCTGTTCGTTGGACTACGAATGCATACGGTCAACCGGTTGCTAAGGCCATCAATGAGATGGCTCAAGAGAAAATGCAACCAGCTTACGATACGTTGGGTGCTTTGACGGGAAATCGTTAGGGATGGCGATTAAAATAAACGATTGCAATTACAATCGAAATGATTGATAATATCCCAGCAAGAATCGGGTTGACGATTAGTAAGATAGGTCCCACAAAGTAGTAAAATATCCAACAGAATATACAAACAAAATTCTTGTCGATGCAAACTAGAAGCAGTAGTATTAAGATTGCTAAGCCGATAAGTATGTGCATGATGTTCTCCTTGGTTAATCTCAAAGTTATTATAACACAATTATTTATTGGATGTACACTAGAAAGTGAAAAATAATGGGCTTCTTTGACCAAAATGGAATGGCAGATTATCTTGCACAGCAAGCATCTCCATATACCAATGCTTACTCCAGTGGAGCTCTTCAAGGTCTAACTGCTGGTTGGTATCCACAGCTGAAGGCGGGTGCTGTCTCATCGCTGAACTCACTCGGCAACCTGGCTTCTGGAAACGGCTATCAAGCTGACCCAGGCTTGAGCTATGATGACTTAGTCAGATTGAACACAGCTGACGTCAACAGACAACAAGCTCCTCACCCAGGGCTAGCTCTTGCTGGTAATTTGGTAGGTGGAATTGTTCCAGCTCTTGCAACAGAGGGCGGCTCAACTCTTGGTCAAGTTGGAACTCTAAGTGCTCTCGGAGCACTTCAAGGTGGTTCTACAGCATATGATGCTCAAGGTAACCCGCTCTCTACAGCTGACAGGCTACGTGGAGCTGCTGTTGGAGGAGCTGTCGGTGCTGGATTAGGAGGTGCTGGAGCTGTCGCACAGACAATAGGTAGAAATAACTACATCGCAGCTGGTGTATCAGACCTCCAGCACCTCAAGAAGTACATCTCAGACACGGGTGATGTTAATCCTGTGATTGACATGATTACTCCAGAATATCTTGCAGCTTCGCCTACGTTCAAGGGTCTTAATCAAGACCAGTTGGCACAAAAAGCTTACGAGATGCAGAAGATGATAGCTAACCTTGACAGTAGAACGCCAGGTGTTCAAGATAGTCGTTCAACTATTGAGCGTGCTCATGACTTCCTTGATGCAAACATTCAGCGTCTTCAACAGACTGCTCAGCAACCAGTACAGACGCTTGGACAAGCTTCAGGCTCATCAGTCTATCATAACGCGTCGGCTGACGTACGTGCTGTACCCATGAACACGAACGTGAACCCAAGCTTTGACGCTGTCATTCCAGGAGCACATGCAATTCTGCCGGCGCTTGGTTATCGAGCTCCAAGCACGTTATCTCAATATCAAGCAAATCCAGCTACAGCACCTCTGCTTCGTTCACTACAGAACCAGGGAGTTGCAGCTACTGCGAGAGGAATGGGTTCTGAAGCTGCAAGCCCAACTGGCACGCCAGAAGCTGCGCTACAGATGTTGTCTGGTTCAAGTTCTGCCTACGGACGTGGACGAGATGCAACGTTCAATCACGATGAACCGAGTGCTTTGTCAATGACGCCCACAGATTTGCCTGACTGGCTACAGCAAGCATTCAAGTTTGGAAATCATCAACCTGTTGATGCAACGACAATGGCAGCTCCTGTTGCAAGGAACATCAATCAGAACGCGCTCAATCTGCCACAGGGAATCATGGAAGGGAAACCTCAGATGGGTCTTGACAGCTTGATTGCTCGCTTCAGGAACAAAGCTGAACAGAACCTTGTACCGCAGTATGACCCAGCTGCGATGCCTGCTCCAGTCAGTCAAAATAAACAAGGTCTAACCGTCGGAACTAGAATTCTTGACTCATCGTCTGGTATGATACATGAGATTACCGGATTTACGCCGGACGGAATCCCCATGACAAAACCAATCGACACGCTAGACACCCGCAAGTACTTACCTGGTCACATCGGCCAACGCGGTTAAGCTTTACATAAATAGCTCAGTTAACAAAGGAATTCACCATGACAGCTGTCTCAGTAGTTCTCTGCCCAATCCTGAACGGACAACAGTTCTTCGACAATTCAGGTCTTCCTCTCGCAGGTGGACTCATCGGAGCTTACATTGCTGGGTCCTCATCTGTCACCCAAGACACCTACACGTCAAGTGCTGGTACGGTGCTCAACAGCAATCCTATCGTGCTTGACAGCTCTGGCCGCATCACCACGTCAATCTGGCTTCAGTTCGGAAAGGCTTACAACCTAGTATTGAAGAACTCGCTTGGCACGGTGATTCAGTCGTGGGACAACATTACAGGCTCTTCAGCCTCAAGCTCAGGCGGTTCAACTGTAGCTGACCTACAGTGGGTAGCTGGTGCAGCTCCTACATTCGTATCTGTAAACTCGTTTTTCGTGACCGGAAACAGCACGTCAACATACAATGCTGGTAGACGCGTAAAAGCAGTATCATCATCAGCTACAACGTTTGGTACAGTATTGAGTGCTACGTTCTCAGGTGGGGTAACTACGGTTGCTCTCAGCATGGATGCAGGCACACTGCTTGACTCTGGTCTTGCTTCTGTATTCTACGGCATCAATTCAGGAACAAATACTTCAGTTCCTGCTGGCTTTGGAAACACCTCAATCTCACTTGCAAGTGCTGGTACAATTACCATAGGAACTTCCCCGTCACAGAACATTGACATCACTGGCGGAGGAACAATCACTTCATTCGGCAATGCAGCTGAGGGAATCATTCGATTCGTTACGTTTGACACTCTCTCAACGCTGACGTACAATGCAACGTCAATGGTTACTCCAAATGCTGTTGACCTCATCGTGGGCGCAGGTGATACCATTGGGCTCAAGAGCCTCGGGAGCTCAAACTGGCAAGTTATCTTTGCTCCGTTCCGTATAGGTCTAGCAGCTACTCCAGCTGCAACTACTACGCTCGTTGGCTCGGCTGCTAGCTTCCTCATGGGTGAAGTAGATGTATCAGGAGCTGCTACCATCACCGCGTTCGATGCAGCTCCGCTGTCAGCTATTCGCATCGTGCAATTTGACGGCATCTGCACTTTGGTACATAGTTCACCAGGGCTTGCGCTCTTCGGTGGAAACAACATTACTACAGCAGCTGGTGACAAAGCTCTCTTTGTATCTGGTGGTTCTGGACACTGGGAACTGCTGTTCTATCAAGTAGGTGCAGCACAGTACGTTACTTCGTCAGGTGCAGCTGCTACTGGAGTGGGTAGCACTGGTCAAACTTGGAAGCAAGTTCCTCTCGGAGCAAATCCTACAACTCAGCGCCAGAACGGTAGCACGTACACGAACAGTACCGGTAAGCCGATTCAAGTTTCAATCGCGGTTGACATGAATTCTGGTGCAGGTACATCTGGAGATGTAACTATCTTCGTTGACGGAGTTGCTGTAACTTACTCTGCATTTTATTACTCTGACCACTACATGACGTCGAGCAGAACTGACACGGTAATTGTCCCCGCTGGGTCAACCTACCGCTGTCTCACTACCAGCAACTTCCAGATTAGGTTCTGGGCTGAGCTCAGCTGATGACTACCTTATACAACAAAACTAGGACCAGAATCCATGCCACACTACTTTGAAATGAAGGTTTCTCCCACTGAAGTCACAACTTTATCGGAGAAACTGAACAAGCTGGCCTTTGAATTCAAGGTCATTCAGATTGTAGCTTTGCCAGGTGTAGTTATCGCTTATTGCGAGATGGACAAGTTCATTGAGAAAGAGCCAGAGGTAAAACCAGAGGCTAAGACAGAAAAGAAGAAAAAGTGAAGTTCACCCCGTCGACTAAGCCGATGCTTCCACTGAAGACGTCCGTATTGGACAGCGGGGGTCTGTGCTCTCAGGCTTGGAACATGTGGTTTAACTCGCTCCTACAGCGTAACGTCTTTGAGATGACGACCGACCTATCTCTTGATGAACACTATGACGTCGTGTATGCTACTTCTTCTGGATTTACCGTAACTCTACCTGATGCCGTCATAAATAGAATTGGTAAGAGCTGGACAGTGAACTTAAGCTGTTATGGCGATGTTACAGTCAAGACATCTGGTACCGATACAATCATGGCACCTACGAGCACTACAGAAACAACAATTCTTCTCTCAGTACAAGGCTCTTCAATAACATTGCTCTGTACCGCTGTTGGGAAGTGGATTATCATCTAAGGAAGCAATATGGCATTCATTCCAGACGTCTACATCCCAGGTCCTACCGGACCTACTGGACCAGTAGGACCTACTGGTCCTCTTGGGCCAACAGGTGCTATCGGTGGCTTAGGTCCTCTTGGCCCAACTGGTTTGCCTGGTACAGACGGCAATACCTGGTACAGCGGAGGAGTTCCACCTATCGGCAGCATCGGTGTTGACGGTGACTTCTACTATGATGAAACTACCACTATCGTTTGGGTAAAGAACCTCGGGACTTGGAACATTACTAGCACGCTTGAGGGACCAACTGGTCCTGAAGGCCCAACCGGAACTGCTGGAATTGACGGTCCTACTGGACCTGCTGGAGCTGGTGGACCTACTGGACCTGCAGGAAGTACTGGAGCTGGTGGACCTACTGGACCTGCAGGAAGTACTGGAGCTGCTGGAAGCAACGGACCTACTGGTCCTGCTGGAGCTGGTGGACCTACTGGTCCTG